CTTTAATACTAATATCTGTTAAATCCGTAAAGCGATTAGATGTAACAAAATAACTAAACAACACTAAATTCATAACTAAGTCATCATTATTTCCATTTGAAGCTTGAAATGTTTGTCCTTTTACTTCAAATGTAGATATTTCTAATATAGTTTGCTCATCTACGATTATTAACTTATTGTTTTCTAATAAATCTTTTAAAGCTGAACAGCCCAATCTTTTACTTTTTCTATTTATCTCAATTCCAATAGCGTTAGCTTTGATCGCTGATTCGACATGAACGTTTTCGTATTCTAAATCATAATATAATCCATTACACACGACCCCACCTTGATCATTTGATTCAATTATACAATAAGCCATGTTGTAGACATTTGCATACTTATATATAATATTAGGGAAGAGTAAAGGCGAGATAGTATTATTGCGGTACACAGCCACCTGCTCGAAAGGGCGCTGGCTAATGTCGATTATGGAAAAAGAAGAATAGTCCTGTCCTCTTCCCTTTGAAACATCTGCAATTAATATGTATTCATGACCTTTTATTGGTTCTTTATATATTAAACAATCTGCTCCTTCTAATATCTTAGATGGTGGTCTAGCTCTTAGATCTAATAGTGTTTGAGCATTAATTAATGTATCACCTGTACCAAAAAATGTATTCCCAAATTCTTGATCAAATTGAATTTGTGACGTATTGTTTATAGTTTGTTCTTTCCATTTGTTGTCTCTTCCAGGAACATCCCACCAATCAACTCTAAAATGACTATATTCATTTACACCTTGTATAGCTCCTTCCCATATTTTATGAAAAGTATTTCCTATTCCGTTTGCGGTAGATGTAACAATAATTTTAGTATCTGTACCAGATGATATAACCGGATATGTTGAAGTATAAAACTCTGCTGCTTTTTCTACGAATGCAAACTCATCTAAATACAATAAGTTAACAGACAAACCTCTAATGGATTGTCCAGATGTCGCTGCAGCTATTATTCTACTATTGTTACTAAAATCTATATTAGATTTATTAAGAGCTTTACACCCAGGTTGCAAAAAGAAAGGAATGTTTTCAAGCATTATAGTAATTCTAGCTAGCATTTCCCTAGCAGTTGCACCTTTATTAGCAAGTACTGCAATTGTTTTTTCAGGTTGAAACAATGCAAACCATAACAGATAACCACACGCAGATATCGATTTTCCAGATTGTCTACAAGCTAATACTATATTAAATCTATTATTTGCAAATTTTTCAAACATTTTGCTTTGATAAGGATATAGTGTAAAAGGTATTAACCCTTTATCAAGTGAAATAATTTTAGCATATTTTTCAATAAAGTAATTTGCGTTCTTTGTACATAACACATATTCTCGTACTTGATCTTCAGACCACTGCGCAACTATGCCATCTTTTTTAATATTAGGATTGCCTAGATAGTTTTCATTTTGGTGTTGGTGTAACATTCACGATTTTCGATTCACTCTTTAATAATTTTTGAAGTTCAGCTGTAGATCCAATAAAAAGATTGTTGGTAGTATTAGCAGCGATAGACTTCATCTCTTCTTTCCTATCCATTTCTTTCTTTTTTCTATTCAAATCCATTAACTTGTCATTAACATCAGAAATATTTTTAATCATTCCAGATAAGACTTCAAAAGCTCGAGGATGTTCACTTTCACGTGCAACCTCAATCATAAGATCTAAACTTTGCTTACCTTTTTCCACTAGATCATAATATGTTTCTCTAGAATATGCATAATCATTTTTAACATTTTCTTCTTCATTACTCATTTAATTCTACCAATTCACGATTTTTTAAATGTTCATCTTCTATATCATCTTTAGATTGTCCAAAGTATGCAACAGCATGATGTTCTTTAATCATAAGTTGATTTACATTAGTTCCATCAACCCATACTTCTCCAAGTATTCTACCAAATTTTCCTCTATCATCTTTATGTGTTTTAATTGATAAATTATCAGTTTCGCACCATCTAGATAAAAAATATTTAGCAGCATTACCATACTTTTTTTCTTCTAAGTCTCTAGTTCTAGATTCGGGTGTATCTATTCCAAATAATCGTATTCGTTGCTTTCGCATCCAAACACCAAAACCTAGATCGATATCTACATCGATAGTATCACCATCGATAACTCTTATTAACTTACATTTATATTCATGCATTATGACGCGCTATCCAATATATTAGTTGAAAAGCCAAAATCGCTATCGGCTAAACCAATAGTTGATAAAGGATTAGGTGTAACTACTAATGTTTCTAATCCTATATCCGAATCGGTTAAACCAGCGCCAATATCGAATATTTTTGCTTGAGCTTCTCGAATTATGCCAACATTGGCTATTGGACCGTGATAACTTAATTTCATCTCAAAGTCCAGATTGTAAATTATAGTTCTTCTTTGTTCCATTGCACCTTCAAAATCATCAGCAAATCCTACACTTTGAATTATAACTTGTATGTCTTCTTTAAATGTTGGATATTCAGATCCAAATGGCTTTATTGTTAATGCATACTGAGGATTAAAAGTAGGTATTATTTGTTCAACTATCTGTAATGCATCATCTTGTGATTTAGCATATACATTTAATTGAAAATTTATTGAATACGGAACGGGCGTAAAGAATTTTTGTCTATTGTTGATTGAACCAGTCGAAGACGAAGTTGAAAAGTTTCCAACCTTCGCTAATTGCCGAGCAGCATCATATGTCATAGAAGTAATTTCAAACGACATCCTAGGAAGTTTAATCGCAACTTGTGTATCATCTTGTAAATCCGGATTTTCTCTTATTCTATCTAAATATTTCGACTTAGGAGCATAAGATAACGGAACTTTAAGTTGGCTTATTACTGCGCCTGACGAATTCTTACGAATTACGTATATGTTATTAAACAATCTGCCAAATAACGCAACTGCTTTTTTAGTTTTTGAGTGATAAAAATAAGTTCCAAACATTAATTGTTACTCACATCTCCAAATGGGTTAGACTCTGAGAAGTCAATAAAATCTGTACCTTCAGAGAAGTCATCGTTTTGTTCATTATTAGATAATTGATTATCTTCAACCACTAGTGTAATAACTCCACCTGCACCACTAGTTAATCCAACAACCTTCTTTCCTACTGCAAATGAATGGTATAATCCATCATCTGCGCCGGCATGTATAATATGTATTTTGTCATCGGAGTCAGAGTACTTAGTAACTTCACCTCTCATTAGAGTAGATCCAGATGGACTTGTAATAGTTTCTTTTTGTTTGAAAACTGAAATAGCCGGACTAGAAAAATTAAATGATGGATTAGTGTAACCAGATCCAGGATTTGTAATTGATACTCCATTAATTTCGCCGCTATTACTATCGACAGATATTGATACAATACCATTGTAACCTGTTGAATCTACGATAGTAACAGTTGGAATACTATAATAACCATTACCGCTATCCACAATTGATACAGTAGATAAAGCTCCTGCATTTAATGTGGCAGATATTTGAGCACTATCTCTTAAATTATTAAGTGATAGAATATATTTGTATGCATATTTCTTTTCAATAACATCAATTTCATTAACACCAGTATCAAGATCTTCACCCGAATATTCGAATAATTGGCAACGAAGTTTATAAACTGGTAAATTACTTAATTGATAAAAAGGTTGTTCATGTTCTACGTGCGATATTTGAAACATAGATTTACTTAAAGGCAAATATATCAAATCACCTTCAGCTGGTCTTTGTACTGTTATTTCATTATCATAACGCTGTACAGTATCTGACCATCTTCGTCTTGAAACTACGAATGTGGCTTCATCACGAATTTCTACTCCAAATCTTGTAAATAAGTCTCCTTCTCCATCAAAGCCTTCAATATTTTCAACATACATTTCAACTCTATACGAAGAATTGAAACTTGATACTGGATCATCACCCAATATGCTATCTTCGTTTACTAAGTCACGAGGAAGATAATACACATCTTGACCATACATCTTTAATGATTCTATGACAATATCTTCATAAAGATTTTGTTCTGATCTTACTTTTTGACTGAAATATAAATTAGTTGCCATAGGCTTATCCTACCATGAAATCTGGTGGAAGCTCATGTTCTAATCTCATATTTTCTCTTAGTGTTGCTATTTCACTAGTAGCGTCATCATATATTTGTCTTCCATTTAATATTACGCCTCCAGGCAATTGCATACCTTCGAATTTAATTAAATTTTGACCCCATTGTTGTTTAATGAGAGCGGTGGTATATTCTTTTACAAACATATCATTAAATATCGATACATGATCAACCTCACTAATTTCAGTATAAACTTCAACTATAAGATAGGTACCTACTTTTATATCACCATCAGCAAAATCGCCAAATATATAAAGTCTATTTTGTCTGCGTGAAAATTGAACTTGTGGTGTACCATTTAGTTTCATATCTAACATAGAGAGATATTGCTGCATTTGTTCGTAATACGCTAAATCACCAGCGAAATTCATCATGTCGGTTATATCATTTAACATCATTTGATATTTTATATCAAAGAAATTTCTTGAGCCTGCGAATGAACTTGCTACTGGAAACATTTTAGATACAAATATAATATTAGATGGTAAGGTAATATATTCGTTTGTCACATCTGTAGATGTAACTAAATGTTTTAAATAAGTTCTTACAGTTGCATCAGAGTGAAACTCTCTATAAAACTGCAATGATTCGTCTACTCTATCTTCAAGTTGATCTTCATCAACATTAATTTCTATAACAGGATCGCCTAATCGCCTTTTGCAATAATCAATTAATGTATTTCTTGAGGTTGGATTCGCCATTTTCTGTCCTTAAGTATTTTATCTATTTATAAAGATTTAACCTTTAAAAGATTAACCATCAGAATCTTGTTCGTCCACATAGTGCCATTCTGAAATTATCCAGCCCGTATCGCTGTTCCAATCACAAAAATGAGTTTCATCATTATAATTTGGATATATATCAGTAAATACATATCCAGCATCTTTTAATTCATCTTCTGTAAAAGTTTCTTTGTCTGTTCTTGTATTACCATTTGATAATCTTATTCTATTTGGTATTTCCCCCCATTCGATAGGGTATAGTCCTTTATAAGAATAAAAATAATTATATTTAAAATCTTGTGACATTTTAATAAATTCCTATCCACAAC